TATTTAAAGATATATTATGATATAATATTGGGTTTATAGATTTACCCTATAAAAATCTAAGTGCATAATCAGTGAGTTCATTATATATAATGAATAGCTGTAAAGAGCACTAGTAGCTAGTTCAGCCTATGGCTGAACTAAGGGTGGTGTATTACACCCCCTAAAAAAGAAAAATATATTAGATTATATTTAATATAGTTTAATATACTTTTTCTTACTAGATTTTGGTATAACTATTAATTTATCACCTTTTCCAGGTTTACCCTTATCTATAATACAGGTTGATTCAACCTTAATAGCTTTCTTTGAAGATTTCCTATGATATATATAACCTTCTTTAAGTATTTCATTTTTATTACATTTACTCATTATAAATTTTTAGATTATTTTTTTTGAAATTTAAAATAATATAATATTATATAATATTATATAATATAATATTATATAATATTATATAAATGGAAGATAATAATTTTAATGAATTAATTAAAAAAGCTTTAGATATATATGATGAAAAAAATAATTTATATAAAAAATATATAAATGATATTGATACTACATTTGATAATTATGAGATATTAGGTTATTATGATAATGAAAATAAAATATGGATTTGGGGATGGATGTTGCCAGAAACAACTATAGAATCATCTCCTATATGTAATCAATTATTAAATTATGGTTTAAATATTGACCCTACTAATGGTCCATCTGAACATTATTTTATAAAATCATTATTATTAAATTCTAGAATATTAATTGATAATAAAATTCAATTAGATATACACTTGGCAGTATGTATGTATATTATAAAAGATGCTATTAAATTTATATATCCTGAAAAATATTATTTAGATGAAAGTAAACAAAAATATATTACATATTATTATTTAGTAAAAAAAATATAATATTAATTAATGAATAATGATAAAATATGTTTGCCAAAAAATTATTTATTAATTATATTATGTGTATTATTAGGCATTTCCACTTTATATATGTATACTCAAAAAAATAATAATATAAAATATACTATAATACCAACATCTACTAATAATGATTTAATAAATAATAATTTAATAAATAATAATAATAATTTAATAAATAATAATTTAATAAATAATAAATTAAATAATAATGATTTATTAATAAATAATAATAATAATTTAATAAATAATAATATGATGAATGAAGATATTATAAAAAGAGTTATATTAGATTCACGAGATAGAAATGTATTAGATGATAATTTTAAACCACCAGAAAGGAGATTACCATTTCATGCATATCCTGAAAATATTAAAAATATAATTAATATACCATCTAGAGGATATCCTGATAATTATCAATTAATGGGATTAGTTATTAGAGACAATACAGAAACAGCATATAATTTATTTGGTAGACAGACTTATCCAGGTTCTAATCAATATGAATATTATGTCCAAAGAACTGGGGTTAGCGATAATGTTAAAATCCCAATTCAAATTAAAGGTAATAAAGAAATAGAAGATGGACAAGAAATAGATATTATAGGAACTAATAAAGAAAAAGGTTCCTTTATGATAAAATTATATGATTATAATTCACCTAGATATAATCCTTTCATTATATAAGTTTATATTAAATTTAACTTTATATATAAAAAATATACATAATCCTAATAATATTAAATGTGATTTATTAGGTGGTTGTTTAGGAGCTAAAACAATTGATTTTATTTGCATTGCATTATTGATAAATAATATCAAAACTTTATAAAGTTTTGATATTGCATTATTGATAAATAATATCAAAACTTTATAAAGTTTTGATATTATATGATTATAATGAATAATTCAGAAATAGAAATACAATTAAATAATTATTTATTACATTCAAAAAAAGATATTATATTTAATTCATTAAATCAAGACATAGTTTCTAATGTTATAATAAATTATTTACATAATATTAGAAAAGATATAAGACAATCTATAAAAAATAATAATTTTAATTTAGATAAATTAAATAATATAATTAATAATTATTATGATGCTATAACTTATTTATCTAATGTTGCATCATATGAAAAATTATTAATACATTTTGTATCTTATATATTAACAGATACTATAATATTAGATTATTTAGGTAAAATTTTTAATCAGTTAGATTATAATTATCATAATGATATTATATGTTTATTTCAAAATATTAGTATTATAACTAAGGATTATACTTATATATTAAATATTATTATTAATAAGATATCTTATACATTTATTAATTCTATTGTTTATCATAATATTATTAATCATAATATTAAAATAATTTATGAATTAAATTACATTGTTAAGAAAGTAGTAGAAATAAATAAATATTTTTATATGATTAAAGATAATATTAATAATATTTTAGGTCCAATAATATATGATAAATTATTATATATTATGAAACACACTACATTACAAGAAGTAGCTATAATTTTTAAATATTTATGGACTAATATTAATAATATTTATACTTGTGATAAAATAGTTGATACTATATTATTATTATTAAAAAATAATAATGAGTTAATTCCTATATTAAATATTATAATAACATCATATTCAATATTTAATAATAAATCATTATCTTTGATATATTTAATATTAAATGATAAATTTGAATCTAATGAATTATTATTTAATGTAATGGAACATTTTTATAATTCAGATTTATATTTAAATTTATTAAATATAATATTAAATATTAATAATAAAGATAATATAATTAATAATCATTATAGATTATTAACAGATAAATTATTTAATAATTATGATATTACTAAACCAATATATGATTTATTAGAAAAGGAAAGATATATTTTTAATTTTATAAAAAATAATAAAATTAATAGATTGATTAATGATATAGAAACATCATATAATTATAATTTAAAATATAATAATATAAATGTAATTATAACATCATATGAAATATGTAATATAAATTATAATGAAGGATATGTTTCTAGTGATTTATTAAGTAATAGTTTATTAACTTCATATAATAAATATTATACTGAATGTAATAATGGTAATAAATCATTAGTATGGTATTTACATTATGGAGAAATGGATATAACATATAATAATATTAATATTAAATTATTACCTATACAGTATATGATATTAGAATTATTTAATGAAAAAAATGAAATACCAATTGATAGTTTAAAGATTTTATCTAATTATACATTATCATCAAAAAATAAAATAATAAAATCATTAGTTGATTCTAATATAGTATTTATGAATAATAATAAATTAACATTAAATAATAATACTAATTTTGAAACAGATTTAATACAAGTATATACTAATATATCTAATTACAATATGACTTGTTCCTCTGATTTTATATTAGATAAATTAGATATAACAAAAACTAATATAAATCATATATTAAAAACTAAAACATTATTTTATGATGAATTATATTCAATTACAAGTAATAATATTAAAATATTTAAATTAAATAAAATTATTTTTAATAAAGCTATCGATTATTTAATAAAAATGGATTATATAATATTTGAAAATGATAAATATGTTAAATTGTTTTTTTAATAGTTTTAATTATAATAATAATTATAAAAAAAATTGATATTTATATATATATAAAGTTATTTTTCTAATTATAGTTATGAATATTGATAATATTAATAAATTTAATAAAATTATTGATAATGAAAAAATTTCTAAAAATATAGTAGAAAGTATACATAAATTTAGCATAGAATATGCTACTATAAATAATACACCATATATTCAAGATTCTATATTTGACACAAAATTTAAAGATATTTATGATTTATTAAATAATAAAAAAAGTATTTTATCAGCATTATTAGATAATAAAATTGATCCAAAACAAATAGCATTTATGAAAGCTGAAGATTTAGATCCTGATAAATATGAAAATTTTATTAAAAAAAAAGAATTAGAAGAATATAAAAAAAATGATACTGGTGATAATACTTTTACATGTTCTAAATGTAAAGAATCAAAAGTTAAAATAACACAACTACAAACAAGAGCAGGTGATGAACCTCCTACAATATTTGTTAATTGTTTAAAATGTGGACATACCTTTAAATTTTAATTTATAATTTATAAAAAATTAAAATTTTAAATTTAAACCTTTAAATTTTAATTTATAATTTATAAAAAATTAAAATTTTAAATTTAAACCTTTAAATTTTAATTTATAAAAAATTAAAATTTTAAATTTAAACCTTTAAATTTTAATTTATAAAAAATTGAAAATTAAAATTTAATATGAATTATATTATATAAAATATGTGTTGCTAGTGATGGAGGATTTTGTCAAAGTTCTTGTATCTTGGGATAATAATACATTATTAGGTCCAAAAATTATATGTAGAACATTAGGTGGTACTATATTAGCGGAATGTGTTGTTGATAACACTTTTTTATCAATTTATACAAAATTTGGTATGAATTATTTTCAAACTTATCAAGTTGTTTATAAAGATATATCTTATCCAGATATCTACAAGGCATTAGCTGATATACCATTAGAAGATTTTACAACTACTACAGAATTTACTATAATTATTATGAATGCTGAACTACCTATGCTTAAAAGGTCTTGTGCAGGTCAACGTGATGAGTATATTCCAAATACTATGGCTACAGTCTTTAAAAAAGCATATGATCTTATTCAGATACAATGTTATTTAGGGTGTTATCTATTTCCAAAAAGCAAAATTCCACCTGATATTATGGCTCAATATGTAAAAGAGGATGATGATATTATAATTTTGGAAAAAGTAGATTTAATAAAAGTATATAGTTATAAAGATACACTTGATGACTTTAATTTATTATAAAAATATGATATTAATTCTTTAGTATCCATTATATTTATATAATAAATTAATTTTCATTCCAATCAAAATCTGATTCAAAATCTGATTCAAAATCTGATTCAAAATCTGATTCAAAATCTGGATAATTATATGTATTAATATAACTTGATATAAAATCTACAATATCAGCAATTTTATTATCTAAGAATATTTTTGATACAATTATATTTTTCAAGTCATCCTGTATAGATATTTTAATAAGTAAATTTTTTTTATAAAATTGATTAAATTCAAATATAACATTTGGATTAAATGGAATTATAATTTTATTTTTTATGATTATTTTTTGATATATATTACTAATAAAACATTTCATAATGTCATTATAAGAGAAATAATTAATATATTTTTTCATATTATCCATAAATAATAATGCCATCATTATTATTTAATATAATAACTTTATATAAAAAAATTGAATAATTATTTTTATAGTAAATCATATTATAATTTATTATTAAATGGCAACTATCACCATCAAAGGTCTCAGTGGTGATGATCTTTTCATCATTGATAAATCTAAACCTATTATACCACAAATATTATCACATATATTAGAAAAATTTGTATCATATCTTCATGTGCTTACATTTTTAATGGTTGGTTCTGACACAACTACATATTCTATACATGATTTAGAAACTTTAGATGTTGATACAATATCTATGATACAGAGACCAATGATAAATAGAGAAACCTTTTTATATTCTCGTTTTGTCTCTAAAGAATTAGAACAATATAAACCAAAATTACCCATTATAATCAATTTTGAAGGAAACATTTATGAAACAGATGTTTTTGATTTGAATGATTCTGATGTATTAGCAATATTTAATCAATGTAAAAGTTATGATGTTAAATATATATTAGATGGAACTCAAGAAGAATTAAATATATGTGAATGCAAACATAATATATGTAAATATAAATATAAATTACACGAATGTAATTATAATGGACATGAAATACAACCTATTTTAGTTAATGTTAAATTTTATAATATAGTTGGTAAACCCATATATTTATGGGATGAAGTACCATGGTTAGAATGTATGAAAGAATTATTAGAACTAGAAGGTTATGCATTATATAGTTTTGAACATTTTAAAACTATTGATGTAAGTACACATGAAGAGGTGATGTGTTTGTCTGATTTATATCCATTCAAATTATATGGTCGTTATGATAAAGGTGAACCTATACAAGTGTATGAAGAACTAATAACGTGGTCTAAAAACCAAAATCATTGGGTTCGCAAAGATAAAATCCCATCATTTTTAATTAAAGATTCTAGTAATAATATATATTTAGCACCTGAAGAATTGTCTATTATTATAGATGAACTAGATGATGAAGAGTATGATTATGATGATGAGACTTATGATATTTTTAATATAGAAAAAAATGAAGTTTATAGATTTTTTTTTTAATTATTAATTCATATTATATATACAAATATATTGATATAGATGCTTTAGATAATAAAAATATTAAATATGTATCATTTATAATAAATTAAATTTTTTAAATATTATCAATATATCTTTTTTATTTTGATGCCATTTATATCTATCACCATTAGATTTCATAAATTCGTTATATGCTAATTCTGGATATTTAATACCTATGTTATTTTCATTTATCCATAATTCTGCAAATTCTTTATATGTTATTAATTTATTAGATCTCCATATATTTCTAATTATTTTTTGTGATATTGCACCAAATTTAAATTTGTTATCTGTAAGTTTTTCCATAATATTTAAAATTTGTTTATTTGTTGTTTTATATTGTCCATAATAAATATAACTATTATCATATAGTTGTTCATTATTATTATAATTTATAATTTTCTCTTTATAAATTGTTTTTCTAGGAATTATATTATTTTTCAAATACTTTTTTATATTATTTATAATAATAATTTTATGATCAATTTCATTAGTTTTAATAATATCATTATTTTTTTGAATATAAATATTATATGGTATATAATATTTATTACATATTGTTTTTAATTGAGACATATTCAAATATATTAAATTTTTAAATATTCTTTTTAAATCATCACTATTCATTATAATATTATACTAAATTAAAATTTTATATAATTATTAATAAAATTTAAAAGATTAATTTATATTATATATAATGCTAGATATACAAATAAATGGGATTTATACATATGTTGATAATGTTAAAACTTTAAAATTAGGAGATAAAATTAAATTAATACCTAATCCTAATAATAGAATTAATACTCATGCTATAGGTGCTTATACTTTAGATAATAAAAAAATTGGATATATACCATTTAAGGTATCTCAAATTGATATTAATTTAATATATACTGTATCTAAAATTAGTCTTAATCAAAAAAATCCATTATTATTAATTAGTATTAATTTTAATAACTCAAATTTTATTTTAATTGATAATAAACCTGACTTATCTATGAAAATTTATAATGATGATGTTTCACATTTTAAACAATTTCTCTCAAGAAATAATCATGATATACAAGATATTTATATATCTTATATGGATGATAATTATATTGATTTAACTATTAAAAGTGATAATAAAGAAACTATATTTAATACAGTATCTAAACAATATTATGAATCTAATATATTTAAATATGATGAATTTTATAATTATAAATTAATGACTCATTGTATATATCAACCATTTCTAATACATAAATTAGACTCTTATATTATAAAAAATTATAATTATATTGATAAAATAGTAAAAAAAAAATTAAAAATATTAAAAGAAATTAATATTAATTTTGATATTATTAATGATAATATAACAATTGAAAATAATAATTATTTATGTTATAATCATAATATGAAGGCATATTGTTATATTAATTCTTATGATAATGACACACTATATGATATTATATATAATGATGAATATAATAATGTTTCTATTTATTTAATTAAATTATTAATTTCAAATAAAAATAATATGGTTTTATATAATCCAAAAATTAATAAAATATATAAATTAGAATTAAATGAAATTATTTTATCTAAAATAAATTAAATATATAACAACATGTGTGATTTATCAGATAAAAAAATTGTTTTAAATTTAAATTTTATGTTCGATGGTTATGGAGATTTTGAGTGGTATCATGAAATATATAATATTTTAACTAGTAATAATATAAAAAATTATAATATTATATTATTAGCTTCATTTGATAATTTGTCAACAATTACGGATGAACACATAAATGATTGCATTGATTTATTATCTGATGATAATAAAGAATTATTTAAAATTATTTTTTCAAATATGTATGTAAATATAAAATTACTGGATGATACAAAATTACTAGTTATGATAAAAGAACTTGAATCTTTAAGTGATTCACTATCTAAAAAATATCTTGAAAATATTATAAAATTTAAAAAATATTTTAATTATAATATTAAAAATATTAATATAATATATTTATATTATACAAATTTAATTAAAGAATCTTTAACAACAAATGAATTAGATTTAAGAGATGAATCAGGCACTACAAAATTAACGTTAGATGATAATCAGTTATTAATAATAAAATCATACACGGATACATTAAAGGCGCCTATAAAATATATTGGATTTGTAGAAAGTGGACGTTGTGGTACAGATTCTGTTTTTTATTGTCCAGGTATAGATAATACTAATCCTACTGCCCTAGGATTACATTATAATGAAATTGAATTTATGAATAAATCAGATTTTTTTAAATGTTTTAAAGATTTTATTATTGAACATGGTTTTATTGATCCTATTGATTTTGATAAAATTATTTATCATTATGCATATACAAGAAAACATGAAGATACCTCATTTACTTTTTATAATAAAGTAATAATATATCAATATTTATTATTAAAATATTATGCAAATTTGTACTCAAGTCAATATAATGATTTTATATCATATCTTTATTTATTTATTTATTATGATTTTTTGAATTCCGAAGAAATAAATGAATATTTTAATGTTTTAAGATATTTATCTGAAAAATTTGGATTTAGTTATGATAAAGAAATAGGTGAACATACTGCTTATAATATTAAAATAAAAATAAATGATAAAGAACAATATATTATAATTAAAGTAAGATTTTATAGAAGACTAGAAAAAAAATTATTTAAAAACATGGTTTATCACTCATCATCACCTATATTTTCAACAGGTGATTTATCACAAATGGAAGCATTAGGATATAAAAAAGTTTTAATTAGTGATTATGTAGAACATAGACGGTCTTTTATAAATAATTTTTATAATACATTTGATACATTTATTAAAGAAACATTAAATAATGTAGAGGATAATAAAGATGTAGAGTTATTATTATTAAAAAATCATATGAAAGAATCTAACCCTATTATAAAATTCTTATTTGAAAATATTTTATACATTAATGAGTTTATAAAATTAAATACAACTGATACAACTGATACAAATGAAATACGTATATTTAAACAATCTACTAAACAAAGCTATGAACAAATTGCAACAAAAATTAATTCAGTCGTAATAAGATTATATTTATATGCAAAATATATTAATGATTTTATTAATTCTCTAGTTCATAATAATGTATTTAAAATAAATTTTATTAAATTAATACAATGCCAATTTACACCAACTGACCATTTTAAAAATAAATATTTAAAATATAAAATTAAATATATGATTAACAAAAAAACAAAATAAATTATAACACATAATAATATGGTGAATGTATCAGATAAAAAAAATAATTTTAAATTTTATGTTTGATGGTCATTATTATTTTGAATGGTATCATGAAATATATAATATTTTAACTATTAATAATATAAAAAAATAAAAATATTATATTAGATAGATTAAAATTAAATTATAATAAACCAACAAAACATATTTCTAAAATAAATGAAAATACAAGTGTATATTATAATTGTAAATATTGTAATAAAAAGTTTTGACATATTAAATTGTGTTATATGTCATCAAAATTTATATTGTAATAATAATATAGTTTTATATAATCCAACAATTAATAAAATATATAAATTAGAATTAAATGAAATTATTTTATCTAAATTAAATTAAAATGTCTCATAATGGTTCATTAGTAGAATTAGTTAGTAATGGTAAGATGGATGATGATTTATTGGATTTATCAGGTGATTCAAGTTTATTTAATAATAAAATTATAAAAAAAAATAAATATTCAAAAGGCGAAACAATATTTTATCCTGAAGGTAATTCTAATTGGGGTAATACTATTAGATTTAATATTGAAAGAAAAGGTGATTTATTATATGGTTTATATTTAATAATAACATTACCAAAATTATCAGTTTCTAATTTAAATGTTAATCCAAAATTAAATGAAAACGACCCTAGTGGAAATTATAGATTAAAATATGTAGATTATATAGGTAATGTTTTATTAGATAAAGTTAGTTTATATATTAATGGTAATTTAATTGATGAAATAACAGGAGATTATATGCAAGTATATATAGATTTATATGTACCTGATTCTAATAGAAAATCAATGATTGGTTTAGATAGTGTATTTAATCAACCTAATCTTAAAATAGAATCAGAAACTATTTATATTCCATTAAAATTTTGGTTTACTATAACTAATGAAAAACCTCTTCCATTAATAGCATTACAATATTCGGATGTATACATTGATGTTAAATTTAAAAATTTTAATAATTGTATATCTGTATTAGAATATAATCATAATCGTTCAAAGTTATGTTATTCTAATAAAACCCATAAAGTAATATCTTTAGAAGAAGTTAGTTTACAAGCTAATTTTTATTATGTTAATGAAGTTGAAAGAGAAAAATTAGCTCAACAAGAGTATGAAATAGTAATAACACAAGCACAATATAGAACAATAACATTAATGAATAATGCATTATTGGATTTAAATTTTAATCATTTAGTTAAAGATATGATATTTTTCATACAACCAGAAATACATATAACATATGGAGAATATTTTAACTTTTCAGGTAAATTATATTTTTATCCTCCTGAATTAAATAATCCTAATGTTATCAATGAATTATATACATTAGAACCAAAAAGACATTTATTAAAAAGAGCAAGATTATTATTTGATGGTATTGAAAGAATACCTTGGAGAGATCATAAATACTTCTTTTTAATGCAAAATCATGAAAATTATAAAAATAATATTATGCATTATATTTATATGTATTCATTTAATATTAATCCTGTTAAAGGTGATAATTTTAATGGATGTAATTTTTCAAGACTTGATAATGTTCAATTACAAGTTGAAATATCACAAAATCCATTTATATTAAATTCTAATAATACTATTACCTATCCTAAATATAATAATTTTATTCTTAAATGTTATATTACAAATTTTAATATTCTTGTTATTAAAAATGGTTTAGCTAGTCTTAAATATAATAATTAATTTAATTTATATATAACTATAACAAAAATATTTTTGATACTATTACAAAAAATCTAAAACCAGTTGTTTTCGCCAAAAAATAAAAATTTATAATTTTTATTTTTTGGCTTAATAACTAATAAAAAAATCAAATATTTTTTTATTAGTTGTTTCATTAGATTTTTTAACTTTATACTTTTTAAATTCTTGTGTTATATTAGTAATTTAAAATATTTAGATTTTTTTTATATGTTAATATATATATAAATGCAAAATTCTAGTTCTAATAAAAATAACATTTATAAACTAATACCCTATATAGTTTTTGGAGGTTTTACATTGTGTTTAATTGGATTAAGCGTAGCATATGCTATTAGTATGATTTATAAAGATAAATCAACTACAACGCCAGTAGCACAAGATACAAAACCAGTAGCACAAGATACAAAACCAGATAATAAAGATAAACAAGATAATAAAATACCTCCATCACCACCACCACCTGCAACAATACCACCCGGAACAGGAAGATATATTAAATTATATAATCCAAAAGTAGGTTGTATGGATTTTACAGAAATTAAAGTATATTCAACAGATCCAAATATAAATATTGTAAATACATCAAAAATTACTACATCTAGTAATTTAGACGCAAAACTATATCCTAATAGTAATTGGATAGATGGTAATATTGATACATTTGGTCATACATTATGTACAGACGCACCTTGGGTAGAATTTGATTTTGGTAAAGATATACAAATAACTAAAATTATTTTACATCCAAGATTAGGTTGGAAAGGTCGAACTAGAGGTATTATATTAACTATAAAAGATAATAATAATAATATTATATATACTGCAAAGCCTATTACAAGTAAAACAGGAGAAGTTGAACATTCTGAACAACAAGGTCTTGATGGTTATAATTATTATACTTACAATATACCAGACACACAATGGATTGGAAGTTAAATAATAAATTATTAATTTATATAAAAAAATTAAAAAAAAATAATATTGAATATATCCAATATTATTTATTATGTACCGTAGCCATTTTGGATCAAGCAAAAATAACTAGGCTTTGTGTTCAGCACTTACTATAGCCATTTTAGCTCTGTGCTAATTTGCATCAGTAAAAAACTTATGTTGTAGCACAACATGAAGGTGATAACATTTGCAGACTGTTTGCAATACGCAAATATACAACAGGACAAAGAAAGAAAATTGTTGATTCCATAAAAGAAACCACTAGCAGAGTTTGCAAATGCAGTGAGTACCGTTTATAGGAGACACATGCTAAATAAATTTATTTTATTTAGTATTAAGGTATTTATAAAAATAATTATATTATTTAATTATTTTTGTTAAAATAATTATATTATTTAATTATTTTTGTTAAAATAATTATATTATTTAATTATTTTTGTTAAAATAATTACATTTTTATCTTTTTCTTAGGTGATTCATCATTCATATCTATTGTTAATTTATGTAAAACATTATTAGAATTTCTTTTTGCATTTTTAACATTTTCATTATAACATGAATCAATAAGTCCTAATCTTAAACATTCATCATAATCTAACCATAAATCTCGTTTTAAAATATTCTTAATTTTATTAATACTCATAGTAGTATGTTCATAATATAATCTATATAATAACTTCATTAATTTTGCATCATTAATAAAATCATCTTTTAATTCTTCAAATTTACCACACATTCCAGATGATAATTGATGAATTAACATATAAGAATTTTGTGTCATGAATCTTTTATGACATACCATACTAATAATAGTTGCAGCACTAGCTGCTGCACCCTCAATAATTGAAATAATTGGAACTTTAGAATTTAAAATTGTATCAATTGTACTAAATGCAGCAAATAAACTCCCACCAAATGAATTAATATGTAAATAAATAGGCATAGTATCAACATTTAAATCAATCGCTTGTTTTAATAATGTTTTATTTAATTCATTAATTTTTTTATTTAACATTAAACAAGTTTTTTTAGTTACATTACAATAAAAATAAATATGATTATTATCAGTCTCAAATAAACTACTATCATTTCCAATATTATTTTCTACTTTTTCCATTAAATATTATATTAATTATGTATTTATATAGATATTTTTAATATTAAAATAGCTTAAACAGTATGGGTTTTTATATAAAAAATAATATACTAAATAATAATAATGGACATATTTGAAGGGAATTTAAGAATAATATCTAGACAAAATATTTATCCAAGTAATATATCAATTTTTAGTATAATACCTGATGTTAATATTGTTTTTCAATTTAATATAAATGATGCTATACATTATGCTAATTATTATTGCGATAATAAAAATTATCAACATATATTATATGAAATATTAAATAAATCTTTGTTATGGAATATATCATATAATATATCACAATGTTTAACTTTTAATTCATTTGATGTTATATTTAAAGTTAGTATGAATAGTGATTATATTAATATTTATATAGATTCATCATTAGCATTAAATTATTATATATATGATATATTTCATAAATTGCCAAATTATATAGATGACAATAAAAGTATAATTCCTAATAATGAAATGTATACTCCTAATAATGATTTCTTAGTATCACTTTATGATTATCAAAAAAAATCTTTACTTAAAATGATTAATATTGAAAATAATAATATTGATATTAAAATTAATTATGCATATAAATTAAATTTTAATGATAAACATGTTTTATATGATCCCGTTATGAATAAATGCACTAATAATGAATTATATTTTGATGTTCTTACTAATGGAGGTATATTAGCAGATGAAATGGGATTAGGAAAAACAATATCAATGATAGCATTAATACATTATAATCCATTAGTATCTAATACAAATATACACAATAATAAAATAATTACAAAAGCAACTTTAATTATATGTCCTTCACATTTGGCTAAACAATGGGAAAATGAGATAAAAAAATGTAATCCTAAATTAAAAATTTTATTACTATTAACAAAAACTCATCATTTAAATATAAAATATAAAGATTTTATAGATTCTGATATAATTATAACATCACAACAATTTATTATGAATTTTAAATATTATCCAACTATTCATTATCCATTTGATACAACATCATCAAGATTAGATTTTAGTCATAGAAATAATTATTTAATGGGATTTTTATGTAATTGTATATGTGATATTGGATTTCCTAATATATATAATTTAGAATTGCCTTTATTTGAATTTTTTCATTTTCATAGATTAATCTTAGATGAAGGACATGAAATATTTGGGGAAATGTTAATATCAAATTCAGTAAGTAAATATATTTCTAATTGGTTAGCTAATATTAATTCAAATTATTATTGGTATGTATCAGGAACACCATTTATAAATATTTTAAGTGTAATGAATTGTGCAAGATTTATTAATTTAAAATTAATAGATACAGATAGAAATTTATCTTATTCTTATAATAATAATATAAGTGATTCTCCTATAACAAAAAAAATATTATCATCATTTATAAATAGAAATTATTTATGGGAAAATATATTAGATAAAATTTGTATTAGACATAAAAAGAGTGATTTAACTAATCAATTAAATTTATTAGGATTTGAAGAAACTATTTATTGGTTAAAATTAACAGATTTAGAAAAACAATTATATGATTCTAAAAAACATAAAGTATCAAATGCTTATTTACAACAATTATGTTGTCATCCATTAATTATAGAATCAAGTAAAAAAATATTTGGTGATATAGAAGTTAATTTATCACTTATGCAAGATAAATTAATTATATTTCATAAAAATAATTTTGAAACTTATAAATTAAAATTAGAAAGATTAGACCCAACTAAACATGAATATCATATGTTAAAAAAAACTTTTGAAACACAAATGCATGAATCTAAATATTTATTTACAATATTAGAAAATATGAAGAATAATGATAATATTATTGAAAATGAAAATTGTTCTATATGTATGGATGATATTATATCACCAACATTAACTAATTGTGGTCATATTTATTGTAATGAATGTATTAAATTATGTTTATCAACTAAAAAAATGTGTCCATTATGCAAAAAAGAAATTTCTTATAAAGATTTAATATTAATTAATACACCACAAGTTAAACAAGATACAGAAGACCCATTAATAATTAAATATGGTTCTAAATTAGGAAAATTAATTTATTTAATTAAAGATTTAAATAAAATTGATGAAAATAGAATTATTATATTTTCTCAATGGGATGATATGTTAAGTCTCATTGGAAAAACATTATTAGAAAATAATATAACTAATAATTTTGTAAAAGGGAATGTATGGACTAGAACAAATGCTATTAATAAATTTAAAACAAGTGTTGAAGATAAAGTTATTATGTTAAGTTTAAAAAATGCCGCTTCAGGAACTAATTTAGTAGAAGCAACACATATATTTTTTGTTGAACCAATTAATGCACCATTAGAAGAAATAAAATCAATAGAAAGTCAAGCTATAGCAAGAGCTTGTAGAATAGGACAGAAACAAAAAGTAAATATAATTAGAATATTATTAGAAAATACAATTGAACAAGAAATATATAATAAATATTCTTCTTAATTATTTAAATGCATCGTTATAATAAATAAAATTAATAGAAAGCCAATTATAATTAGAAAATACAATTAAACAAGAAAGTTATAATAAATATTATCTATATCAATAATAATAAAAAAAGTCTATCTTTAAGAATATTAACATTATGTTTAAGCAATATTATATGTTGTTCTAAATCTATTTTTCTCCATCTATTAAACCATTTAGTATTATGATAATTAATAATAGAATTGATATTATCAAAATTATCATTTATTTTATGACATATAACTATAATATATTTAATCAATTCATTATCTTTATTATGAGATATAATTATTTTTTCAATATATTTAAGTTTTAATGGTATATCTAATTCTTCTAATTCAAAAATATAATTGTTATTATTTTTACTAATAAATCTTAAATAATATATAATTTCATTTATATTTCTTATTGATATACTTATTATATATTTTAATATGTCAATACTGAATAATGTCAATATTATTGGTTTTATAGTTAAAATATCTGTATATACTTGAATAGTTTTATACATTATTATTAATTATAAAATAATATATGATGACTTCATAAATAAATTAAAAAATTATTTATACTAAATTCATAAAATAATATATATTATCTCCATAAAATTATCATTATATTTGCTGCATTATTATATATTAACCAAAAATATTATATTATTTTAAAGTTGAAATTAATAATAATATTATAAATTAATTCCAATAATCAATTAATTTATCTGCACCATTATTATAAATAATATCATGACCTAATAACCATAATTCATTTTTAACTTTTTCTAAATATATATTTAATTTAATATTTAATCTCATAGCTTCTATATTTCTAATATAATAAATAATATCAGGAACAATATTCTCATCATAACTATAAATAATATCAAATTCATGTTGCATCAATATAGAATTAGGCAAAACATATCTATTACTACAACTTTGAAATATTGTAAAGGCTGATGAATATGCTACTGAGGCTATACATATAACAGTTTTATTTTTTTCAAATTCTTTTATTAAATATATAATATCAATAGCATCAAATAAACTCCCACCTTGCGAATCTATATAAATATATAAATATTTATCATTAGTTAATGATTGATTATATATTTTATTATATAGGTCATTATTTATAAAACCTTTAATATTTATAATATCAATTGATTTAACAAAATTAAATAATAATAAAAAAATAATAATAATCATTAATAATAATTATTATTATTTAATATTTATATATTTTTTATAATATTTAATTTTGTTAAATCAATTAATATTTATATGTTTTTTATATATTTTTATAATATTATTACTATTTATAATAGTTATGCTACCATCTCATAAAACAATTAAAATTTTTGATATGTAATATTATAAACATTATTAAATACTATTTTAGATGAAAGTTAAAGTCTTTACGACTTTTGATAATCTAATAAAGTTTTTATAGTTATTTAGAAAATATAATTATAATTTTTTTATAATATTTTAAACATGTCATCCCCCCTGACATGTTTAAAATATTATAAAAAAATATCATATTATTTATAATGAATAATACTTTTATTAAATTGTTAAAAGAATATACAAATATAGATCGTGATTTTATTAATATATTCTTTAAAAAATTTAAAATTGGACATGAATTAGATTTTAATATAAAAGATAATGATGTTGCTAAATATTTAGAAATTAGTTTAATAACATTACGTAAAAGATTAAAAAATACATTTTCAAAAACTATTAATTTTATAGAAAAAGTTGATTATATTAAAATAAAAACAGGTCCTACATCTGGTTTAACGTATATGATAAATTATCAATGTTTTGAAAGACTAGCAATGGGAGGTGATACTGAAAAATCTGAAATAGTAAGAATGTATTTTGTAAAAATTAGAGAATTTATAACAGAAAATCAAAAAATAATATATCAATCATTAACTAATTATGATGATTTAAAAAAATATAGTAAATTTGAATCTATTTATTTTTTTGCAGTTGATGAAAGAAAACAAGATATATTTAAAATAGGTAGAACTACTGATATAGTTCATAGATTAAGAAATTACAATGTAGGTAGAATTAAAGAAGTTGAATTAAAATATTTAGCATTAGTTAAAAATTCTATATTAATTGAAAAATGTATGAAATTTAAATTAGAAAAAAATCAAGTTCTAAAAAATAAAGAAATCTATAAAATTGAACCAACTAAATTAAAAAAAATTATAGATGACTGTTATTGTAAATATGTATCAAAAATACAACATAATGATCTTCATGAAGAATTATCATATTTATTAGGATTATATTCATATACAAAAGATAAAATACATATTAAACCATATCTAATTATTAGTCATACGTTATGATTTGTAATATATTATTAATTAAAGTTTAATAATAATCAATTAATTTATCAGCACCATTATTATCAATAATATCATGACCTAATAACCAGAATTCATTTTTAACTTTTTCTAAATATATATTTAATTTAATATTTAATCTCATAGCTTCTATATGAGAATATAATAAATAATATTATTTACAATATTTAAATCATAACTATAAATAATATCAAATTCATGTTGCATCAATATAGAATTAGGCTAAATCGAATAGATTTAGCTACAACTTTGAAATATTGTAAAGGCTGATGAATATGCTACTGAGGCTATACATATAACAGTTTTATTTTTTTCAAATTCTTTTATTAAATATATAATATCAATAGCATCAAATAAACTCCCACCTTGCGAATCAATTACTAAAAAATTAAAAAATTTTTAGTAATTAATAAGTTCAAAAACTATAGTTTTTGAACGAATCTATATAAATATATAAATATTTATCATTAGTTAATGATTGATTATATATTTTATTATATAGGTCATTATTTATAAAACCTTTAATATTTATAATATCAATTGATTTAACAAAATTAAATAAT